ATGATATTTCAGTTAGTTCTACATATGATAAACTGGTCCAATCAACATAATTGTCTGTAGTTTGGATTTCTAAACTTGGATTAAACATATAAAACATTTGTTCAGTAATTTGCATTTTTTGTTCAGTATTACTTGTCCAAATATCTGCATTAACTGTTAGTCTATATGGACTTGGCATACTACGTTCAATAGTATAACTATCACCAGGACCTGCTGTATATGAGGCCGTGTCCTTATCATAGAATCGTTCTTTAATATGAACTTTGTCTATATGAGAGGGAGATTGTATTCTATCTCGATCAAAAGCTACATTTGTTATATAACAAGAAATTTGGGGTACCGTATTAAGAGCATTTTCACTATTTTTGCGAATAATACTTGCTACTTGACGAGAAATATCTCCATATTTTACAGGAACTTGAATTAATGCAGAGTTACCAGCAGAATCTTTGCCAGTTTCTACATAAAAATGACTTAACAGTCTAATAAATTGAGCAAGGTAACGGCGCATTTGGCCGTCATAATAAAAATCCATTATTTGTCCTCTCTAGCACTTAATACATTTGATAAACTTTGTCTAGAATCAATTTTAGTACCGTCTGCCAGTGTAATACTTGTTTTAGTATTAAAGTTTTTAGTTCTATATGTTGATCTTGTACTTGTATTTGTAATATCCATTCGTACATTATCTTCAACATGTACCCATTTTTTACCATTATAAACGTATAATCTGTTAGGACTATAGTCTGTTCTTAATACATATTCGCCTTTAGTTGGATTAATAGTAAAACTGGTTAATGCTTTTACTGGTGCTCCGTTTGGTGGAATACCATCACCTGCCAAGTAATGTTCTAATTTTTTCTCGGGTCGGCCGTAATATGTATCACCAGTTACTGCGGCTGGTGAAGATTCATCTGCATCAACTGTGATTCCAGTGTCGTCAGTAGATACTAATATTATTGAACCATCTTCAGCACCTGGTGCTATCCAAAAGCGTGTTGTATCATAACCACTACGACCATCTACTATATCTTGTGTAAATGGAGCCATGGCTTCTGCTTGTTTTATAACAGCGTCATTTACTTCTAAGTTTTTAGAATAGTCACTTAAAATTTGTTTTAATGTATCATCACCATCACCAGATTCAATGTCACCAAGTATATCTCTATATTCTTGTGCATCTACTAGTGGGGTACATTTTACACGCCATAAATGTGGATACCAAGTTTGGCTAAATCCCTCTGCCGCCCTGCTACCGTCTTGTATTACGTAATAACGTTTTAAACTTTCGTATACTTTATCAACATTTTCATCTTCTAATGCATAATCATCTTTTAAATGTGGCAATTCAATAACATCACCACTTATTAGTTTTCTACCAAGAACACTAACCATATCAGTCATATGAAATGTAATAAAAATAGTGTCATTTTGTAAAAACAATCCAAATTGACTTAAATCAAAGTCTATATCGTTTACGTTATAGACTCCTTTCATGAAAGTTACATCTTTTTCATATTTTCGATCACGATTTTCTAAAAACAATAAATCCTGTATGTTAGTTACAGAATTATTAGTGTGCATCGGTTGGTCGGCTTTTTTTAAGTCGCCTTGATTGACAGGACCCATGTATTTGTGTATATTAACACCAGTGCCGCCAATGATAAATTGCTCACGAATACGGTTATCCATGAACTTAAAGTCATTTCCTTTAGTTGGTTTCCACAGTGAAAGTCTTGGCATTTTGTAACTCTTATGTTATAATACTATTTAGCACTATATATACGAGGCAATACTATGGCTAGAAAGAAACAAAAACGAGTATCTAAGAAGAAAGACGGGTTATTTTCTGAACCTAAATTTGATGATATTGTTATAGAAGGCGAATTAATGGATATAAGTGATAAACAACGTCAAGATATTAACCTTAGAATTAATCAGGGTTTAAATTTTTACAATTATCATTTTACTTCAAAGCATTCTAAACAACCATTAATACAGTGGATGGAAGCACAAAAAGTAGTAGATAAAGAATCTATTAGAAAAGTTCGATCGGCAAAAGATTGGCAAATAGGAATAACTGTGGGCTCTGTAGCAAGAATGTTATTAAATGGTTGCCCACCAATGGAAAATCTTTTATTGGCTCTTAGGCAAAAAATAAAAGAGTTACCAGATGTAGTAGAAGAAGAAAAAGAAGAAGTTAAAAATCTTGCCCCTGTAATATCTATACAGGAACGCATGAAAATAAATCTTAATGAATTTCTTGGTGAGCATGTAGAAGGTGAGATTGATGACTTTTTTGATAATGGATTAAAAAGTGATTTTAAAATGTCAAATGCATTACAATTAAAGGAGATTACTGGTAAAGCGGCGGCATTAATACCTGCTATATACGCACAAGAAGTTGCAGACTTTAATACTTTGCTCAATCCTGTAGAGAAAGATGACGAATATGAGCAGTTGGTAGAAGCATACCCATATAAAAAAGCGGAGATAAAACGTATATTAGAGTTTTATAATATGCTTATAGAGGATGCCTTACACCATTCTAATATACAAAAAGCAAATCGTAAAGTGCGAGCGAGAAAAGCACCATCAAAAGAAAAACAAGTAGCCAAATTAAAATACAAAGTAAATGATGACAAGTATAAATTAGTATCAATTGATCCTCAAAATATTATAGGTGCTCAAGAGTTGTGGGTGTTTAATACCAAAACTCGTAAAATTGGCAAGTATGTTGCTACAAATGGATTTAGTGTTGGTCAATTAGGTATTAAAGGAACTACTATTACTGGATTTGATGATGTCAAGAGTATACAAAAAACATTACGCAAGCCTGAAGAATCACTTAAAGAGTTTAATAGTGCTGGTAAAGTAGTATTGCGTAAATTTTTAGATAATTTAACTACTACAGGTATTAAATTGAATGGGAGAGTTAATAGCGATGTTATATTGCTGAAGGTATTTTAATAAATACATATATGGCAAGTAAAGAATTAACTAAACTAAAAACTGCGTTGTTTGATAATGTTAGATTACGACTTGGTGCTCAGATTATTGACGTTGAATTAGATAATGAGCATTTAGAAGTAGGCTTAGAAAATGCTATTAATAAGTATCGTCAATTAAGTTCAAACTCTGTAGAAGAATCTTACGGCTTCTTAAAACTTGAGAAAAATAGACAAGATTACTTTTTAGATGCTAATGTTTTAGAAGTAAGACAAATTTTCCGTAGAACAATTGGTAGCACAACAGGTGGTGGTGCCTCCAATTTTGAACCATTTGAAGCAGGATATATGAATATGTATATGCTTAAAGCAGGTATGGTTGGTGGTTTAGCAACATATGAAATGTTTAGTGGTTATCAAGAAACAGCCGCAAGAATGTTTGGTGGTTTTATTAATTATAGATTTGATCCAGTTACTAAAAAATTAACCATTGTGCGTAAAATTGATAGTGATGAAGGTGAAGATGTTTTGATGTGGATGTATAATCAAAAACCAGATGAAAATCTTTTACAACATCATATGACTAAGAAATGGATGGAAGATTATACACTTGCTATGAATAAAGAAATACTTGGCGAATCTCGTGGTAAATTTGCTACAATTGCTGGTCCACAAGGTGGTACTACTATGAATGGTGCTGAATTAAAAGCAGAAGGACAGCAAATGATGGCAGATTTAATATTACAACTTAATAATTACGAAGATGGTGGTGTGCCAATGTCGTTTATTATCGGTTAATAAATTTCTCTAATTAAATATTACTATGACTCAATCTCCATTGAAGTTCTATGTTATTGCGTATGCCAGTGGACATAAGGGCAATAAATTAGCACATAATTTAATTACAAAATTTCCAGAGCAATTTGAAGTAAAATACTATAATGAAAAAGTACATAAATTAGATGGTTGGGGACATGAGTTTTTAGAACATTATCTTGCAGACATATATTGGTATCATGAGTTTTTACCTGTTGAAAAAAACACGTATTTTAGTACAGTATTATATCACAAATATGTTGATGAAATTATTGCTGACTTGCATCGTAGGTTACAAGATGATGACAGATATCCACGTAATGATAAATGGAAAATAGTTTTAACTCATGGTAGTTCTATTATTCAATTACATGCTATACGTAATCAAATATTAGATGCTCTTGGAGGAGTACTGCTTCTTAATAGGAATCAATTAGGACATTGTGTCCATATTACTCAAGTAATGTGTGATGATCTACAGCAAAACGCTCAGTATTTTCGTCGGCACCATGAAAGTACTAATGGATATGGTGATTATTTTGATGATTTACGTAGTTATGCTATAGGACCTGGTGGGTATATGTATTTTGGTGGGCAAGTAGATGTATCTTTTGAAACGGATACAATTATTAAAACAGAAGATATAGATGATGAATCTTTTTATACTTTAGATAATTTATTTAAATCACGCCCAGTTTTACCTGAGTATATTGTAAATCGTTGGACTAAAAATATTACTATAGAAGAAGATACTTGGATTTATACTAATATAGCATATAAATTACAGGCATTAGGGTATCAAGTGCCTCCAGATAAAATTTATAAAAATAAGGCAGATTTGCTTGCAATTTGTGGTTAGTTATGCTACAATAATGAAATGATTATAGGACTTGTTGGTCTAAAAGGCTGTGGTAAAGACACAGCGGCTGATTTTTTTATCACACATTATGATAATTGGATTAAGGGTAGTTTTGCTGACTCTCTTAAAGATACCTGTGCTTGTGTATTTGGTTGGGATAGAGAAATGCTTGAAGGTAGCACACATGAAAGCAGAGAATGGCGCGAAACAGTAGATAAGTGGTGGGCAGAAAAATTAGATCGTTCAGGCTTTACACCACGTATAGCCTTACAACTCATTGGCACGGATTTGTGGCGTAATCAATTTAATGATGGTATTTGGTTATTAAGTTTTGAGAAAAAACTATTAGACATTAAAGAAAATGTTATGATTACTGATTGCCGTTTTCCAAATGAGATTGATTTAATTCAACGATTAAACGGAAAAATTGTTAGAGTTAAACGTGGTGAAGATCCACCATGGTGGGATCTTGCTATTGAAGATAATGCTCGACGAAATGAACCATATTATAATCCAATGGTTCCACAAGCATATCCTGAAGTTCATGCTAGTGAATCTTCATGGGCAGGTTGCACTGAAGATTATGTTATAGTTAATGATGGAACATTGGAAGATTTAGAAGAGGCAGTTAAGAATCTGAATGTATAGCGTCATAAACTACCGGAAAAAGTTCTGGATAATTAGTGCCGCGACGTCGGTCTAGTTCGGAAAGATAACGGTGTAGTTGTTTTTGTAATTCCTTATCGGGAGTAGATGCTTTAATACTTTTAGCAATGCCTTCCCAGTATTCTTTAGTGTTTATTATTGTTTGTTCACCAAATGTTTCTATTCTATTAATAGCTTCAGTATAACCCCAATCAAGAATTTGTGGTCCAAATATAGAAGGGTGTATACAAGGTCGTCCACCTGCTTGCATCAATGAAATGTTTACTACTCTATATATTTTCTCTCTTTTTCTTTTTTCGGTTCTATTTTGTTTAAAAAATTGCTCTTGCCATGTATTAACTTTATCGATGAGATCTGCCATTGTAAAAGTTGTTAATGGCATCCAACACATGTTAATGCTTGGATTCATATTAGTATTATCTATATAATAATTAAAATTAGTCTCCCACCATTCAAGATTTAACCCAGATCTAACATATTCTGCTTCCTTACCCCAACAATCTAAACTAGCGATAAGTTTAAATTGTCTTAAATTACCGTTATCACATAAGGCCTGCATTTTGTCCATCATGCGAGATACTTTTTTTGGTTCTAATGAAAGATTGCTATTAATATTTAATATTAATTCAGGACATTTTTTAGTAGATAAGAAATCTAATAACTCGATGGTTTCGGGTTGAGTAAAGGGCTCGCCGCCTAATATATATAAGTTTCTTAAATGTTGTATATTTTCATCAAGCCAAACATATAGTTTTTCTTTTACATTTAACACGTTACTAGTATAGTTGGATTTCCAGTTTCTTGGATCCAAATCTGTTGCAAATCCATACAGATATTCATCTATATGTCCAAATTTCTTATTTTCAGCTTCCCATGTAGTGCTAAAATATTGCCCACAATATGTACAAGACATTTGGCAATTAGTACTAAAAAATAATTCTAATTCAGTAGGGGTAATATTGTCGACTTGAGTAGGATTATCTTTTAATTCCTTTGCAGATTCTGGACCATGTGGCCACTTTGAATGCAACATTCTATCGCTCATTCCGCCAGCATCTTCTATAACTTTACAATGTTCACAGCCGTTGCCTGGCCATTCATCCCTGAGCATTTTTTGTCTTGCGAGAACTTTTTCTTCAGTGTTATGAAAATCAAAGTTATCTGGTATTCTATCTTGGTCAACTCTGTGGCAACTTGCAGTAGTGTTAGTGGTTAGAAATATAGTGCTATGTGACCATTTAAGACGACATTGTAAATTCGACTGTAATGGATGCATAAAATAATTTGGTCCGTTTGTCATAATAATATTTACCTTTTAAAAATCTGGTATTAAATCTCCTTGCTTCCATCCTTTTCCTGAGATATATAACATTCTATGGCAATTAGCACACACTGTTCTTAAATTTTTCCAATTGTTGTTTTTTCTATTTCCATCTTGATGATATACATCTAGTTGTATATGATGTTGTGGTTTAAAACCACATCTTTCGCATTGAGTTTTTTTAGTATATCCGCTTGCTTTCCATTCTGTGTGTGATGTTGTTTCTAATTTTTTATCTTGTCGTATGCATTTATCACACTGTGTTCTGTAATGTGGTATTCCTTTTTTATAATAATTTACAGCAACTGGACGCATACCACAACGACAGAGTGGTCTTTTAGCATGTTTCATAATATTATTTATTTCATGGAACCCTTTTTTATACCCTTTATGAGTTTGTATCGACGCTTATTTTACTAAGATCAAATAAATACGAGTATTAAGATACATCAAAAAGGATGTATGAATTTTAATATTAAAATTTAAGACATACGAGGAAAAAATTATGGCTTTAGTATCTCCAGGCGTTGAAGTTACAGTAACGAATGAGTCAGCGTATGTTTCTTCAGATCCCGGCACAGTTCCTTTAATATTTGTTGCGACGGCAAACGATAAAACACAAGGTTCTGGTACTGGCACAGCTGCAGGAACAACTACCGCAAATGTAGACAAAACGTATCTCATCACTTCACAAAGAGAATTAGTCAATACATTTGGTACTCCTACTTTTTATAAAAGTACTTCGGGTACCATGTTACATGGCTACGAATTAAATGAGTATGGTTTGCAAGCTGCATATTCATACTTAGGTTTAGCCAACAGAGCATATATTGTAAGAGCAAATGTAGATTTATCTGAGATGGCCGCATCAGCAACTGCACCATCAGGTACACCTACAGCAGGAACATATTGGTTGGATCTTACAAATACAGAATGGGGCATTCATGAATGGAATGCATCCACTGGTACCACTGGTGCATTTACAAATAAAATACCAAAATTGGTAACAAAGGCTTCTGAACATAGCAGTCACGTACCAGTTGCATCATTTGGCTCAGTTGGTGATTATGCTGTAGTTACAACAACAACAAGTAACGCAGTATATTACAAAAATAGAAGTAATACATGGAAGTTGACCGGTGATGGCACAGCAACAACAGCCGCACATGCAGGTGCAACTAAAGATGCTACGTGGGCATCTAGTCGACCTACAGTCGCAGGTACGGCGGCAAGTCCACCAGCAATGGCATCAGGTGATGCTATTACTGTTAATGGGCAAGCAGTTAACTTGTCAGCAGTTGCTAACGTTGCTAGTGTAGTTTCAGCAATTAACACAGTAATGGACGGTAGTTCAGCAGGTAAGAAAGGTGTTCAATGTGCTGTAGTTGACAATAAGATTGAATTTTATGCTATTGGTTCAGCCGCAAGTAATGGAACTACAGTAGATGGTAAACTTGCTTTGGCTAATACAGCAGGCACACCATTAGCAACATTGGGTGTAACTGCCGGTACTCATGCAAGTCCAACAACGCAATCAAGTTCATATACAGCAATACCAAGTTGGGAATCAACTGGTTCTGATCCACGACCAACAGGTAGTGTATGGATGAAGTTAGACAAAGCAGGTACAAATGCTACTGATTTAAAATTTAAATCATATTCATCAACTTCTTCATCATGGGTTGATTCAACAATTTATACATATGATACAATAGCATTGGCAACAGCAGACTTGGGTAAAACAGATCCAAGAACCATTGCAGTAGGTCAATTGATTGCAGATCATGATGTTGATGAAGTAGAAGCATTAACATTAAAAACATATCGAAGAGTTTCATCAGGTGCAACTGTTATCACTGGTTCAGATACAACACCAAGTTTTACAAGTTCTGAAACATTTACAATAAATGGTACTACAGTAACATTGGGTGGCACAGGTGCAACAGATTTTGTTGCCGCAGTTAGTGCCGCGAGTATCGCTGACGTTTCAGCCGCAGTATTAGCAACCGGCGCAGTAAGTATTACACACGCCAAGGGTGGTGATTTAATACTGCGTGATACATCAGGCAAGCCATTGGAAGATGACGCTGGTATTAGTGATGCTTTAACTAATGTTTATAAACTTCCTAATAATGATTTTATTGGTACAAACTGGCAAGAGCTTACATATGAAGCAAAAGCAACAGAACCAACAACTGATCCAGCAAACGGTAGGTTATGGTATGATAGTACATTAGTTGCAGATATTATGGTTAATGATGGTACAACATGGAAAGGTTATAGAACAGTATCCGCTGACTTTAGAGGATATAATTTAGTAAATACAGATCCAAAAGGTCCTATTTTTGCCGCAACAGCACCAACACTACAATCAGATAAAACTGCTCTTGTAAATGGTGATTTGTGGATTGATACTTCAGATTTGGAAAATTATCCAAAGATTTCTAGGTATCAAACTGATGCCTGGGTTGCAATTGATAATTCAGATCAAGTATCAGGTAATGGTATTGTGTTTGGAGATGCAAGATGGCAAACAGAAGCAGGCGCAACGGTATCAGGTACTGGTGCTGGTACAGCAAGCGATATTGATGATATGTTGCTTGATAGTTTCTTAGATCCAGATGCACCAAATCCAGCATTATCTCCACGTGGTTCTTTGTTGTTTAATACACGACGAAGTGGTTATGGGGTTAAGGAATATAGTAAAGATGCAGTAACAGCTGCCAAATATCCTTCAGGTAACGCACGTTTTTCAAATGATGCAGTAACTGATTACTATCCAGATAGATGGGTTAATAAAGCAGGTAATAAAACTGATGGTTCACCTTATATGGGTAGAAAATCACAGCGTCAAGTAGTAGTAGCTGCATTGAAATCGGTAATTAATTCAAATACAGATGTTCGTGAAGAACAACGTCAATTTAACTTAATAGCAACTCCTGGATATCCAGAAGCAATTAGTAATATGGCAACATTAAATACTGATAGAAAAGAAACAGCACATATTATTGCTGATGCTCCTTTACGTTTAGCAGCTAACGCCGCTGATTTGGAATCATGGAGTAAGAACGCTAATGCCGCAACAGATAATGGTGAAGATGGTCTAGTAACCAATAATGCGTATATGAGTGTTTATTATCCTTCAGGATTTTCAAGTGACCTAGCAGGTAACTCAGTTGTAGTACCATCTAGTCATATGATGTTGCGTACATTTGCTTATAATGATAGTGTTGGCTTCCAATGGTTTGCCGCCGCAGGCACAAACCGTGGTAAAGTTTCTAATGCTTCTGCTATTGGTTATATCGATGCAAAAACAGCAGAGTTCCAAAGTATTGCAGTTCGTGAAGGATTGCGTGATGCTTTATATACTAATAGAGTTAATCCAATTACCTTTATTAATGGTAGTGGTTTAATGAACTTTGGTAATAAATCACGTGCTTCAACATCCTCTGCAATTGATAGAGTTAACGTTTCAAGGCTAGTTTCATACATGAGACGCCAATTGGACCTCATGTCTAAGCCATTCATCTTTGAACCTAATGATGAACTTACACGTAATGAAATTAAAGGTGTAATTGAATCATTTTGTAACGAATTGATGGCAAAACGAGCCCTTAATGATTATTTGGTTGTATGTGATGAATCTAACAACACAGCCGCAAGAATTGATCGTAACGAACTATACGTAGACGTAGCGATTGAGCCTGTGAAAGCGTTAGAATTTATTTATATTCCAGTAAGACTTAAAAATACAGGTGAAATAGCAGCTTTAGGTTCAGCAACAGTCACTGAAGAATAATATGCTATTATTATTTTTGGGGTGGTGTAAAACCACCCCATGAATAAGATAAATATTGATAACAATAGGAGAAGAAAATGTCCGTAGCGTCATTAACAAAATTTACAGTACCAATTAGTGGTGCTGGTTCAATGGGCACATTGATGCCGAAGTTAAAATATCGATATCGTGCAATACTTGAAAATTTTGGTGTTACTACTCCAAGATCAGAAATTACAAAAAATGTAATGGATATTACACGACCATCCGTTGCACATGATATGATAACACTTGATGTGTATAACTCAAGGGTATATCTAGCAGGGAAACATACATGGGATCCAACTACAATTCAGTTACGTGATGACGTAAATGGTGAAATTGCTCGTAGAGTAGGCGAACAAATGCAGAAGCAGTTCGACTTTTTTGAACAAACATCTGCTGTATCAGGATCTGATTATAAATTTGTAACAAAATTTGAAGTATTAGATGGCGGCAACGGTGCCGCAGCTGCAACAGTATTAGAAACTTGGGAATTATATGGTTGTTATATTGAATCAGTTAACTACCAAGATATGAACTATGCATCAAGTGAGCCAGCAACAATTTCATTAAGTGTGAGATTTGATAATGCTTTGAATACACCAACTGAAACTGGTATTGGAGCCGCAGTAGGTAGATCAGTAAGTAGCGCCGCAACAGGATAATTAGTCCTGTGGCATCATTTATAACGAATTTCTTGCATGGAATCGGTAGTGGAGAACATATCAAAGACTACCGCCATGCAAGTAATCTTTTCACTCATGATAATTTTAGGTTATCACCTAAAACCGCATTTTTATATCATTGTCTAATTAAATTAAATAGGCAAGCAGTTGGATATTCTGGTATGTCTGCAATGTTACAACATGAACCTGAGTTAAGTTTCATGGTTAAAGCAGTAGATTTGCCTAGAATGTCGGTTGATATTGAAGAATTAAATCAATATAATCGAAAAACTTATAATATGACAAAAGTTAATTATAGTCCTATAACTATAACTTTTCATGATGATAGTGCAAATACAATTCGTGATTTCTTAGCAAATTATTATAATTACTATTTTAGTGACGGATCAGTTAGTCATGACGCGCAACATGATTTGCGTGATGGGACTGGACTTCGCCAGTCATATAGTCAAAATGGTTTTCTTGGTACTGGCGGAGCTTGGGGTTTAGATTCAACCTTCACACATGAGGCGAGAGGACAAAATTTACTTGATTATATTCAAATATATTCTTTAAGTAAAGGCAGAGCAAGTGGTTATAAATTGATAAATCCAATACTTTCAGGTATAAATCATGGCACTCATGATGCTTCTGCTGGTGGCACTCCGATGGAACATAGTGTTACTGTAAATTATGAAGCAATTATGTATGATGAAAAACAAGTATCTGAAATGAGTATTTTAGGTGGTTCTTTTTATGATAGAGAGAAAAGCGTATTGTCTGGAGCGGGTGGCGGAACTAATAGTGTATTAGGTCCAGGTGGCATGTTTGATAAAGGTATGGATATTTTTGGTAATTTACAACAAGGTGGCATTGGTGGTATAGCAAAAGCTGCTATAAATGCATATTCTTTAAAAGAGCAAATGCGCCGTTTTGATGCAAGAGATTCTTTAAAACATGAAGTTCGTGATATGTCACGAGGCGTGGAAGACTATGTAGCACGTGAAGTTGGAAAGAAATTTGCAACAGCAACTCGTGAGTAAATATTACGATGGCCATTAATAAAACTAATTTACCTATATTTGATGAGACTTTTGCTGAGTTTACGCAAGATGAAAAACAAAAGCAATTTTTTAGTAATTATTATACACAAGTAGATTCAGTAGATCCAGCACATTTTGATATTGTGCGTGGTTTTCTTGTAGGTAAAAATTTTGATGCATCAACTGTTGATAATTTAGTTATATCATTGTTAGAAGTAGCAAAAGAGCAAGATTTAAGTATACCTGATTTAATAGAGCAATTAGATGGTTTGGAAGATACATTGCAACTTAATACCTTATTAAGTTTATTATTAAATACTACAAGAAATCGAACCAGTATATTGGGTTTTGAACAAACTACGGCAGTTTCTGATAATATTTCTCGAACTATACTGGCTTAAGTCATGGCTAAATTTGCCCAAGGTCGTTTCCTTCCTAAAAACAATAAAAAATATGTAGGAACAAAAAATCCAAAATATCGTAGTGGATGGGAATTTGCGTTTATGCAATTTTGTGATAATCATCCTAGCATAACAGAATGGGCAAGTGAAGCAATTAAAATACCTTATAGAAATCCATTAACAGGTAAACAGACACAATATGTTCCAGATTTTTTTATTGTGTATAATGATAAGTCTGGTAAACGTATGGCAGAATTAATAGAGATAAAACCTAAAAATCAAACATTAATAGAGAGAGCCGGTAAAAGTAAGTACAATCAAGCACACGTAGCAATGAACCATGCAAAGTGGGAAGCTGCAAATAAATGGTGTCAACGTCAAGGTATACGTTTTAGAATAGTAACCGAGGACGATATTTTTCATCAAGGTAAGAAACGCTAATAAGTATTAGTGTGTTCGTCTTACCTGAATTAAATTTTATATTTTTATGTTATCCACACGGTGCAGGTGGAGAATTCTTGTCCTATATTATAAGCAAATCAGACGAGTGTAATACTTTAGATAGGCGTAAAATAGGTGATAGGTATAAAGTTGATGACGTATTTAATCAAAACTTATTGCGTATGGATTTTAAGCCAGAAAGATTATATGATCATAAAGATATAAACACATTAGATAAAGACAAATATGTTGTAGTTCCTACGCATTATAGAGAAGATGACATATGGAAGTATTTTAAAAGATATAAATTTATTAATATAACATATCCTGCTTCTAAAGAAGGCCATAAGCAAATATTACGCAATATTAAAAGTAAAGTTTGGTATCAGCCACAGCCAACACAGTTAGAATTTTTTGGTATGTTGTTACAGTTAACTACGAATAATGACAAATCGTGGTATATCAATACACATTATAATATGAATACTATAGATATCATACTTGCCTCACGTAAACAAGAATTAACAGATAAAAATAGAAAAAAATTAGAAAAAGAATGGGATAAAGCAGAGTATAATTATCATTCTGTTGTTGATAGAAATTTAAATATAAATTATGATGATTTAGATGCTCGTCAACAATACGTGCCATCACAAAGTAGAGTATTGAGGCAAATAAGTCAACATTGTGACATAACTATGCAAGATGAGTTACATCAAGAGTTTCGAGTTAAAATAGAAAATGACAAACAAATATGATTTAAAATACTTAGATGTAATGGTGCAATATGCTTGTAGTTTGTCTTGTAGGGGTTGTATAGTAATGTCTAATTATAATCGTAAAGGTCATGTTCCTTGGAGTGATGGTGAGCAATGGTTTAAAGAGTGGAGTCAACGTTTTACTATACAGGAAGTTAATTTGATGGGTGGTGAACCTCTGCTTAATAAAGATTTAAAACAATGGATGTTTGGTATAAGAGAATATTTTCCAACTGCTAGGGTAAAACTTATTACTAATGGATTTCATTACTTTGTGCGTCCAGATTTATATAATTGGTGTAGAGAATTGGAAAATGTTTTAATACAAACTAGTTTACATTTTTATCCACCTTCAGAGGAATATATTAACAATGTTAAATTTTTCTTAAAACATTCTGATTGGAAAGTAACAGCAACTCCGTTTGATCCACCAGATAAACTTATTAAATTAAAAGATAGGAATGCTGATATAAAATGGCATATGAATTTGTTTGGTGAGTTTAGGCGTCCATTTATGGGAGAAGGACCTAAATTAGTACCTGCTAATAATGAAGATTTTATTGGCGCCCATAAAGTATGCGGTGCTCCAAATTCTCCTACACTATATAAAAATAAATTATACAAATGTCCTCCCGTTGCTAATTTAGATGATACTTTAGCATTGTTTAATATACGAGATTCAGAAGTATGGCAACCATACCTTAATACAGGATTAAGTTATGATGATAATCTAGATGAGTTTGTTAATAATATTAAAAAGCCAAATCCTGTTGTATGTAAGGCGTGTAGTGGTAATCCAGATGAAATAGAATATGATCATTATGGACAAGGAAATGTTATAACACGGAAGCAATATAATGCAATATTTGCTAACTAGTGGTTGCGGAATAAGTCAACGAGAATTTAAACATTATCCAATTTGGGTACATTTTCCTACACTTACACATAAATTAAAACATTTGTCTATGGGAGGACCTGCTGTAGGGAACGAGTTTATAGGACGAGTATGTAAAAAACATATATTAGAGAATTTAGACAAAGAATTAGTAGTAATAATACAATGGACTAGTATTGGTAAATTAGATATGTTTGTTGAGGATCCTGAAGTTCTAAAGCAAATAAAAACATTTAATTTAAGAAATTTTATTGTAGATATGAAAGCAAATGTTGTAGAGAATAGAGGGTTTTGGGCAAGTAGTCATAGTGATGACAATATAATCAAAGAGTTATATATACAATCTAAAGTATATGATCATATAAGAGATTTAGAACAAATATTGGATGTGCAAAATTTATGTGAATTACATAATATTCCTTATTATTTCTTTTATGGATATCCATTTGATTTTGAATTTATAAACAATACGGAAGAATTAGAACATTTGCGGAGTAATATTAAATGGGATAAGTTTTTAATACATACACCAATATATGATTTATATAAAGAAAGTGATCATTATCAGTATCGCATATTTGAAGATCCGAGGTTCATGTCTCCAATGCCTTCATTTCATATAGATTTTTATATTGAACATATTGTACCAATATTAGATACATATTTTACAACAATAAATTTTGATACAGGTAAGTTGAAAGAATATTGTGTAGAGATAACAAACGAATTATATTACAAGTATAAAAATGTACATTAATGCAGACAAAGTAAATTTATTACATGTTGAACCTACAACAAGATGTAATGCATCTTGCCCTGGTTGTCCACGTAATAATAATGGATTTGGGGTGAGAGATGATTTAATAATTGGTGATATAGATCCAAATGTTGTAATTAACGTTGCAAGAAAACTTACTGAGTTAAAAGTAATACATTTGTGTGGTAATTTAGGAGATCCAATAGCATACAAATATTTGAATGAATTAATTGATCAAGTTATAAAACAAAACAAATATTTTTGGAAACGGTATGAATTTTACCCAACAGGTGAGTATAAAGATCATTGGTTTGTTGATATACACACAAATGGTAGTTTACGTTCAGTAAAATGGTGGCAAGAATTAGGTGAGAAATGTAATAAAAATTTATATAGATTACATAAAATTGTATTTGGTATTGATGGATTAAAAGATACTAATCATATATATAGGCAAGCAACTAATTTTAATAAAATAATAGATAATGCTAAAGCTTTTATAGATAGTGGCGGGGTTGCGGAATGGCAGTTTTTAATATTTAAGCATAATGAACATCAAGTTGAAGATGCAAGGCAACTGTCAGAAAGTATAGGGTTTACTAGATTTTATACAAGGCAACCGTGGTTTACTAAAGCATTTCATTGGAAAACTAATGAAGAATATTACTTAGAACCAGGAAGTGTGTTTGGTGATGTGCAACGACCTAATGATATGTATCATGAAAATAAATTATATGGAGATCCAGAGGCAGAAAACGAACTTCGTACAGATAACACTTATGTTAAAAGTGAGAACTGTATGCATTTAGATATACACCAAGATAATTCTAATTTATATAGTATGTTTATGTCAATTGATGGAAAAGTTATGCCATGTTGTCATTGGTCTAATAGGTTTCCTTATAAAGAAGAATATGATATAGAAACATTAGATATTAGAAAAGAATTTAGTACTAATAACTATCGTTTAACTTGCCGGGCGATATGCGGATCAATTGAATAATGTATACTGAAAAAACAACATTATTACATGTTGAACCTACAACAAGATGTAATGCATCTTGCCCTGGTTGTCCACGTAATAATAATGGATTTGGTCTTGCAGACGGGTTTGTGTTGCAAGATTTATCACCTGACACTATTGTTGCAGAGGCAAGTAAATTGCCTAATTTAAGAGCAATTCATTTGTGCGGTAATTTAGGCGATCCAATAGCATACAAATATTTGAATGAATTAATTGACAAGGCAGTGGCCCAAACTAGATTTTTTCATCAATTTCTTAAAGTAGATAGATGTTGGGATATTAATATAGCAACCAATGGCAGTTTGCGTTCAGTAAAATGGTGGCAAGAGTTAGGTAAAAAGTGTAGTGTAAATCTTACTAACTCTCATACTGTAGTGTTTGGTATTGATGGGTTAGCAGACACGAGTCCAATGTATAGACAAGGAACTAATTTTAATAAAGTAATTGATAATGCTAAAGCGTTTATAGATGAAGGTGGTGTTGCAGAATGGCAATATCTAGTTTTTAAACACAATCAACATCACATTGAGGAAGCAAAGCAACTAGCAAAAGATATAGGATTTAAGAAATTTTTTGTATTACAGCCGCATATCACATCGGCATATCATTGGAAAACAGGAGAAAGATATTATTTAGAACCAGCAGATTTTATAGAATCTAAGGATAAAGCAAATAATACATATGTTAAACATGAAGATTGTATGCATATAAATGTAAATGGTAATGGAGATTATAGTTTATTTTTAACAGTGGGTGGTAAATTAACACCTTGTTGTCATTTTGATATTTTAGGAACCTCAAAAGAAGAATATGATATAGAAACATTAGATATTAAAAATGAATTTGATAATAATGAATACCGATTTACATGTCGTAGGAAGTGCGGATCAGTTAAATAGTATTATGACAAAGAAATTAGAAGAATTGTTTGATTTAGAAACACCTGTTGAAGAAATACAACCAGATAGTAAGATAGCAAAAACTGATGCTAAAAAACTTAAAAAAGTTCTGTCTGATGTAGATAAAATAGACAGTGCTTTGCCACTTGTGCGAGATTTGGAAGCAAATGACTTAGAAATGGATAGTATTGCTACTAAATCTGTAGATACGTTTAATGACTTGATGGACTTGGGTATGAATGTAGAGGCACGATACGCAGGTAAAATATTTGAAGTTGCTGGTACTATGATGAAAAATGCTATAGATGCCAGAACAGCAAAAATAGATAAAAAGTTGCGTATGGTCGAATTACAGATTAAAAAACAACGGGTTGATCAACAAGGTAAAGACTTGGATCCATATAGTGATACTATGGATGGAGAAGCAACAATAGTAGCAGATCGCAATGAGTTAGTAAAACAAATCTTAAATCAAAATAATGACAAGAAATAATATTTGCATATTGCCGTGGGTATCTGTAGCAATAATGCCCGATGGTAATGTGTATCCCTGTTGTATGTCTATGCATGGCACAGCAATGGGAAATGTTAATGAATCCTCTTTAGAAGATATTTGGAATAGTGATGTATCGAGAGACATACGCAAAGACTTCCTTGCTGATAAACGTCTTGATATGTGTTCTGAGTGTTGGAAAGTAGAAGATAAAGGCAACTTCCATAGCACTCGTTTGTGGGCCAATAAAAACTTTAAACATCATTTTAGTTTATTAGAAAATACTAATGATGGTAGAGCAGATATGAATTTAATTTATACTGATATACGATTCTCTAATAAATGTAATCTTATGTGTTTTTATTGTGGCTCGATTTTTAGTAGTAAGTGGGAGGCCTTTAATAAGAAAGTTAGTAAAAAAGTATCACCTATTCCTAAAATAAACAAACCTGAAAATTTATTAAACAGTTTAATAGATAACATTTCTAAAGTAGAACAAATATATTTGTCTGGTGGTGAACCAAGTATAATGGAAGAGAGTTATACTATGCTTGAAGCAATAATTGATATGGACCTATCTAAGAATATTAAACTATTATTGAATAGTAATATGTCCAATGTAACATATAGGGGCAAAAACTTTTGGGACATATTATCAAAGTTTAAAGAAGTAGAACTTGCCGCAAGTATTGATGAGATAGAACAACGTGCAGAATGGATACGTTATGGTGAAAAATGGCCTAATATTGTAGAGACTAATGATTATGTTAAACAATATCCTAACATTAGTGTGCAATACTCACCTGTTGTTTCTATGTTTAATTTTCATAGATTGCCAGAGATAATAACACATTGGCAAAATAAAGGATGGATTACGAAAAACTTTCATAATGTTTATTTGGCAGAGCCAGGTCATGGTACAAGTTCTGATTATAGATATATGCCAATGAAATGGAAACAGCATGTTAAAGAAGTTATGGAGTGTTTTCTTGAAGAAACCCAAATGCATATAAAAAATAGATTTTTATTTGATACTGCTACTAGTTTAATAAAAACAATGATAGAATTTAATGATGAAATAAAGATACGAGAGAATATAACGTGTGTAATGGATGATATTAAACGACATGACGTATATAGAAAAGTAAAATTTATAGATATATTTCCTGAATTAGAGTTTTTAAATGAATGATTATTGGAAAACAATACCTGGATATTTTCCTCCGACAAGTGCAGAAGGAATAACATATATTATTCCAGAATTACCATCGTCAGGCACTATATTGGAACTTGGTAGTGCTTATGGTAGATCTACATGTTATTGGGCAGGGCAGTTAATTAAGCATGGTAAAAATTATGACATCGTAACTATAGACGATTGGTCACTTATTACAGAAAAAATACATCCTTTATTTAAAAATTTAAAAGAAGGTAATAAAATTGGTAAGGATTGGGGGAATAATATATCTAAAATAATACTTGGAAATGATTGTACCTCAGAGGAAAATTTACTTAAATTGCGAAATTGTTATCTTTATAATTCTCCAACTATGGCAGAATTATTTGATGATTATACTGAACCATATAAAAATATGATTACAATATTAGATATAGATTTATTTAATCAAGCATACGCGGCTCCAGAAAATGTACAATGTGTTTTTGATGCTATTGGCAGTAAGTATGAAAAATGGTTTAATATAATATATGATAAACTAGAAGTTGGCGGTTATTATATTTTTGATAAACAAGCAATATATAGGGATAAAAAAATAATGGGTTATTTAGATCAGTTTTTGGCTAATAAAGGCACTAAAATACAAGATTTACAACTTAAAAATATACAAAGTAACGTATCAGAAATAAAATATTTTATAAAAACAACTAAATAAGTATAATACCTTAATGGGCCAATATTATGAAAAGTTTGAAAACATATATAACAGAAGCAAAGACAGAGTATCCTTTTAGGTTAAAATTTGCTGTAGATATTACAGATGATCACCTAGATGCTCTCGAAAGTTGCCTAGATAGATATGGTGTAAAAAGCGTATCCAAAGCAACTAAAACAATTATGCAAAAGCATCCAATGGACTTTGGTAACTTGCCAGCAGGCGAGATACACATTGTAGATATTGTATTAGAATATCCTACAACTCCAGACACATTGACCTCTTATTTACACAATAAGTTGGGTGTTCCGCAAAGTCACATTGTAGTGCGTAGTCCAAATCATCCTGAAGAAGTACAAAATGACAAGGATCAAAAAGCAATTGAAGATAAAGATCCAGACGCAAAGCCAGAATCTCTATTAGATAGTGATTATGAAGATAGTGATGGCGATGCTGTAGCAGGACAAGAGCACGTTGATGCAATGCTAGATACAGAAGATAAAAAACGTAAAGGCAGATTGTTTGATATGATTAATTTTGCAAAGGATCCAAGTAGTGAAATTGAGCATGATCCAGATGAGTTTCTTAAAGCTCCACAAGGTACAAAATCACCAGTAGGAAGTAATTAAAATGGAAGGTACAAAATATAATTTAAGTATTACAACAAGTGGCGAAAATGGCGACCACGCTTCAACTAATATTAGCACAAGTAACCCAGCACAACTTGCAGATATATTGCAATTGGCAGGAATGCAAGGAGGCCATCCAGTTGCTCTTAGCGCACCTGAAGCACCAGCACACGAAGAGCACGGCTCTTGTGATGTGTGTGGCGGTATGCATGAAGGTGATGAGCATGTTGCGGAAGGAGATAGTTGGGATAATGAACCAAATGGCGCAACTGAAGTAGTATATTCTCCAGAAGAAATTACACAAACTGGTAATGATTTACACAAAGTAAAGAAAACTTATCCAAAAGTAAATGGTGGCGATAATCCAATGGCTTTGGAAGAAGCAGAAGGCAAACTTCGAGAAAAATGGGAAAACTTTCTAGCAGAAGATATGGAAGAAGAAATAACAGAAGACGTTGAGTTAGTAAGTCCATGGAAGAAGCAAGATACTAGTATTGAGATTGTTGAAGAAGAAGAGCTTGACGAAGAAGAAGTAGAAGAAGCCGCAGGTAAAATGAAGAAAAAGAAACCCTGTCCCGAAGAAAAAATTATTGAGAACAAAAATATGAATGATATAAGAAAATTAGTGGACAGTATAGATTCCATTAATGGTGATGGATCAACCGTTGTTACAGAAGCAACAACTGCCGAATTACAAGCACAAATTGCCGCATTGAAAAAACAATTAGCCGCACAACAAGCAAATGAGCCAGATCCTTGGAGTCCAGAAGGTCAAGCCGCGATGGCAGCTAGACAACAAGCCAGAGCGTCAAAGGAAGGTGGTAGAGAATCAGGTCCAGCAGGCAGTTTTACAGATGCTGATTATGATGATGATGGCAATTTTATTGGTACTCCACTTAACGTATTTGGTAAAGCAGAAAAACATAGTGGTCGTGAATCAGGTCCAACAGGTAGTCATACAGCTGATGATTATGAATTAGACGCCGATGGTAACGTGGATTACACAAAGCTTAAACCTGGCCGTGAAATTAAAGTATTTGGTAAAGCAGAAAAACAAGTTGGTCGTGAAAATAGTGGTGGCGGTGCACCTAGTGGGCCATACAATCCACGAACTCCTGGTATTAGAGCCAGAGCAGAAGGACTACAAGCAAGAATGGCCGCAGCTAGGGAAGCCGGTTATCCTTCACTAAAAGCCGCAAGAGCAGGTGGCCATCCATCTGGAAGTGAGCATACATGGACAGGAAGTGGTGCTTTTGAAGTAGGTGGTCCAAATGATCCAAATCGCGCCGGTGCTGGTGATGGAGAGGATGGATATGCTATTACTACTGCACTACCACCTGGACCAGAAGTAGTAGGCACTCCAATTGGTGACGGTGACAAAGAAATTGCACCAGAAGTATTAGGTCAAATAATGCGGGAGCCGAAGTGGACGGACCAGCCAGCAGGTGATGATTCAAGTACTGATTCACAATTAAAAGATATAGTAAAACTTTCAGGTGGTTCATGGAGTGCTGAACAGCAAGCTGCGATGGCGAGACGCCAAGCAGAGCGATCGGCAAGAGAAAGAGGCCAAGGTGGTGGTAGAGAATCAGGTCCAGCTGGTAGTTACACAGATGATGATTATGATGATGACGGTAATTTAATCCGTAAGCCACTCAAAGTATTTAAAAAACCAGAACCAAGATATGGTCCAGGAGATTCTAATAATCCAAAATATGGATCTGGTAAGAAAGTTGGTGGTAGAACTGGTGCAGAAATGGGAGGTGGCCCAGGTCACGTAGATCCTGTTTTTACAAGGCCGATTAAATCAAAAGGCAGAGAAGGCGGTAGAGAAAATTAAAGTTAATGCTTATAAATGAAGTATTACTTGTTGAAAAAGCACCTCCGGGTCGTGAAAAACAAGTATTAGCATTAAAAAAGAAATTATGCGGCGGGAAGAAAGACTGTCCCGCCGCTTACCGCATTGCTTGGGCATCCTACAATAAGTCCAAGAAAAAGAAATCTTAACCGTTTTCCCTGTTAAATAGTAGTATGGCCAATAAATCTCTCGATGGCAATTTAGTCAAGCGAGCACACGCAAAAGAAAAATATACTGATGATCAACTATTGGAGTTGGCAAAATGTGCAGATTTGGCGACTGGTCCTGGTCATTTTATAAACAATTATTTTTGGATACAACATCCGCGACGCGGCCGTATTCCGTATAAAGCGTTTGACTATCAAACAAGATTATTAGCAAGTTATCATGATAATAGATTTAGTATAAATTTAATGCCACGGCAAACAGGTAAAACTACAACTGCCGCAGGTTATATATTGTGGTATGCTATGTTTATACCTGATAGTGCAATACTAATTGCCGCACACAAATATGCAGGTTCCCAAGAGATTATGCAACGTATACGATATTCGTATGAAGACGTGCCAGATCATATACGCCCAGGTGTGTATAGTTATAACAAAGGTAGCATAGACTTTGATAATGGCAGTAGAATTGTCAGTACAACAACTACTGAAAACACTGGACGTGGTATGGCACTCAGTATGCTATATTTAGACGAGTTTGCGTTTGTAAAACCCAGCATTGCGAGAGAGTTTTGGACAAGTATTTCACCTACATTAGCAACAGGCGGTAAAGCAATAATAACATCAACGCCAAACAGTGATGAAGATCAGTTTGCTATGATTTGGCGCCAAGCAAATAAAACTATAGATGATGAAGGTAACGAAACTACTGTAGGACGCAACGGATTTTTTGCTTTTAGGTCATACTGGAATGAACATCCAGAGCGTGATGCTCAGTGGAAAGCGGAAGAAATGGGACGCATTGGTGCTGAACGTTTCGCTAGAGAGCATGATTGTGAGTTTCTTATTAATGATGAAACATTAATAGACTCTAGGGCATTGTCAATGTTGCGTCCAACTGATGTATTAGAAAAACATGGACAAGTTAGGTGGTTTGATAAACCTAGAAAAGGACATAATTATTTGGTGTCACTTGATCCAAGTTTAGGAACAGGCGGAGATAATGCCGCCATTCAAGTGTTTGAAATACCAACTATGAAACAAGTTGCTGAATGGATGCATAACAAAACACCAGTTCAAGGACAAGTAAAAATATTACGGGATATTACTAATTATATTGCAGATGAGATAGATCACAGAGATGAATCAAACCCGGCCGTTTGGTATAGTATAGAAAATAATACATTAGGTGAAGCGGCACTTGTAGTTATTGATGATATGGGTGAACAGCAATTTGGTGGTGTATTTTTAACAGAAACTCGTAAGCATGGTAATACAAAACGTTATAGGAAGGGGTTTAATACTACCCATAAAAACAAATTATTAGCATGTAGTAGGTTAAAAAATCTTGTTGAAACAGACAAGATAAAGTTAAGAAGTAAGAATTTAATATCAGAACTAAAAACATATATTGCCCGTGGGCAAAGTTATGCCGCTAAAGACGGTGAAACGGATGATTTGGTTTCTGCTACATTATTAATAATACGGATGAGTTATGAAGTAAGGCAATGGGATATTAATTTATTTGACAGACTTAAAGATGGTTTAGATCAAGAGCATGATATGCCGATGCCTTTTATAATAGTTTAATATAAATACTATAAGTTATGAAAGAAATAGAACACATTGCAGAAGATTTATTTAATAAATTAAGGTCGGCATATCCAACATTGCAGATTGGTGATGCTAGTGCTATAAAAACACTAGATCCAGAACAAGCTCGCTTTTTTGATTTTACGTTTGAATCTGAAGGAACAGATGTTGGTTCTGTGACCATTAGTTTAGTTGATGATCATTTTAAATTGTTTTATAACAAAGAGTTGACAGAAAGTTTGGGTGAAAATAAACAACAGTGGTATAATTTTTTACGTGAAATGCGTCAGTTTGCAAAGAGGCGGTTAATGACATTTGACGTAAGAGATATTACAAAATCTAATCTAGAACGTAAGGACTTTGAGTTTTTACGCACACAACAACAAGAATTTAGGGATTCTGATATGAACGAAGGCAAAATGTACGGTAGCATTAAAAGCAGTTACCAAGATTTAGGCGAAACAGCAAAAATTATTGTAAGGCATAAACGCCCTGTAGATGAGGACGTTAGAGGTTCACGCAGTAGACACATTAGCAAAATTTTTATTGAAAATACTGACGGCGAACGTATGCTTTTACCATTTAAAAACTTACTAGGCGCAAGAGCAGCTGCAAGGCACGTTAGTGAAGGTGGGCAATTACACGATGATATTGGCACACATATTACTAATACAGTGGATCAAATGGGACAGTTGAAAAATTTTATCAATTATAGTAAACGAAATAAACTAGTTAATGAGGATACTGTTGATATTGTAGAAAGTGTACGCGATGCGTATAACAACATTAGACAGGACTTAACTAGAATGACTTCACGCCGTGGTTATGCCAACTTTGCTGAAGGTTTTGACCCAGTAGAAGTGACATTATCTGAAGATGATTTGGATGAAATGAAAGACCGTTTTACTGTAAAGAAGCATGATGATAATGTTTTTGAATCCCTAC